CGTTCATGCGGTTGCTACCTCCGGTTCCATTTGGTCGAGCATGTCGAGCTGGTCGGTCTTCTCGCGGCTGTCGCGCAGTGCCTGCATGCGGAGCACCGATGGCGCCACCGGCAGTACCACGCGTGGTGCGTCCAGCCCGGAAGGGCTGAGTGCGTGATCCCAGGTCAGCGACCCGGCGTAGGTCGCGCCGCAGGCCATGTTCATGCACTGCGCGTACATCGTCTTGAACGTCGGCGTTTGCGCCTCGCTGTTGCGGATGCGCATGCGCTGGCCACAGGCCGGGCATAGGCACTTGTATCCACCGTTATTGGCTACGCTCACTTTCCCTCCCCAAACCGCCACCGCGGCTTACTTCTTAGTTCTGGCCTGGCTTCCGGGCCTTGTGCAGCAGGATTACCGCGTGTACTTCCGAATGCCGCGCCGCCATGTGCTGGCGGTGTGCGTCGAGGATGGCGCGCGCCTCCCCTTCGTCGATCTCGCCGTTGCTCAGCGCCTCGGCGATGATCCGATCCACTGCTCCGCGCTTGACGGCGGTTTTCATGCAGCGTTCGAACAGCTCGATGTTGTCCAGCTCGTCCGGGTTGGCGACCGGTACGAACAGCCCGCCATACAGCGCGGCGACGTAATCAGGGAAATGCGTGGTGCCAGACTGCTGCTCGAGCATGTGGATCTGCTCGTCCGAAAGCGGCCGGCTGCCGGCGTTCTCGTAAAGGTGGTTGTCCAGCTTCTTGAGCGGCAGGCCCAACCGCGCGGCAGCGCATTCACGGCCGCCTGGGTAGTCGCACACCACAGCGCTCATCACTTGCCGGCGGGTATCTAGAACGGTGCGCTTCATCTTCTGGTTTCTCGCTGGGGCGGTTGCCATTACTTTGAAATCACGGCGCCGATGTCGGTCGACCGGCGGCCGTAGTTTTCGGCCGCCTTGGTCACGACTCCTTCCTTGAGGCCAAGCAGCACAGCGGCGCGGTGTGCCTCGCCACGGCGCCCTTTTTTCCGGCCGTTCAAAAGGTCGCTCACCAAACTCTTGTTCAGGTCATGGCGGCGGCAGAAATCAGCTATGGAGATGCCCTCGCGGTCCAGCGCTGCGCGGGCTTGCTCGGGTGTCAGGAGGGCGTGCATAGTGTCCATGTGTGTTCAATCGTGTTCATCTGCTGCTCATTATGCACACGCATTTGTGCAGGTAAAGGACTTTTGCTTGAAAAGTTGTGCATCCGACGAAGCGGTGGGTAAAGGCGTGGGCGAACGCCTACGCGAAGAACGCGTTCGGGTAGGGCTGAACCAAGATGATTTCGCCAAGCTGGGCGGGGTCAATCGCAACACCCAAGGCGCGTACGAAAAGAACGATCGAAGCCCCGACGCCAGCTACTTGGCAAAGGTCGCAAACGCCGGTGTAGACGTCCTCTATGTGCTGACCGGGTGCCGAGCCATGCCAAGCGAGGCTGGGTTGTCAGCAGATGAATCCGAAGTTCTGAACCATTACCGCTCGATGCCGGAAAGCGATCGCGTGGCAATACGTCGCATGACGGCAGCCCTAGCCGAATCCGCAGCTAACGCGTCAGTCAAAAAAAGCCTCTGATTTCCACTTTCAGTGGAATTGACAACCGCCAAGGAGGGCGCGCTGTGTTCAAGCTCTACATCCGCCAACTAAACGCAACCCTGGTCCCCGCGCTGCTGCTTTTGGTGGGGCTGCTCAGTCTGCCTTTCCAAGCATCCGCTGAGATCATCACCGGCGAGGTGGTCGCAATCGCGGACGGTGACACGCTCACCCTCCTCACTGCTTCGAAGCAACAGATCAAGATTCGGCTCGCCGAAATCGACACGCCGGAGAGCCGTCAGCCTTACGGCCAGAAGGCCAAGCAGGCATTGGCCGACCTCACGTTCCGCAAACAGGTCGTCGCGGATATCGCAAGCGTCGATCGTTACGGCCGCTCGATTGCGCGGATCTCGGTTAATGGCGTCGATGTGAATCGTGCGCTGGTTGAGTCCGGTGCCGCGTGGGTGTACCGCGCCTACAACCATGACAAGAGCATGCTCCAGGTCGAAGCCGAAGCACGCAAGGCCAAGCGTGGCCTCTGGGCACTGCCCGAATCAGAGCGTGTCGCCCCATGGGACTGGCGCAAAGGAACCAAAAGCCAAATCGCCCAGCCCTACGCCGGAAGGCCCGTCCTGGTAGCTGCTACGGCCGGCCAGTTCAGCTGCTCGCCCCGTAAGACCTGCGGCCAAATGAGCAGCTGTGCTGAGGCCCGCTACCACTTGGAGCAGTGCGGCAATGGCCGCCTGGATCGGGATAACGACGGGATCCCCTGCGAAAGCATCTGCCCCTAGACAAGGAGACGTTATGAAGCCCTCGACCATTGACCTCGATGACCGCCCCCGCGACTTCGGCGACCGCCTCCTCGAGGAACGCAAGCGCCTCGGCCTACAGGTCCACGAGCTGGCCCACCTGGCCGGTCAGACCGACTACATGCAGAAGCGATTCGAGAACGGCACATCGGTGATACCGATCGACTATCTACAGGCGCTGGCTGCTCGCAGCAAAGTCGACGTGCTCTACATCGTTACTGGAAAAAGAACCTAAAGCTGTTGATAGGCGCAAAAGCGAGGCGCCTCTCAAACTTATTGTTTTGAATTTAAGGAGACCTAGATGGGAGGCTTACCAAAGCCGACTCCTTCAATAGTAGACCTGTTCAAAGTTGCATTCGTCGAAGGAACTCGCAAGTATTACTTCGATCCAACTGAAAAGCTATACTATTCTTGGGATTCGTTACATGGAGAGTTTGAAGTTTTTGACAGGCGCGGATACCACCGAGGATCGGTTTGCCCTAAAACAGGTCTCGCTATAAAGCCACCTGTCCGTGGACGAAGAATCCATCCAAATTAGGATCTGATGATGAACTTTATTAAAAGCTGCCTTAATGGAGAAGTGCTGCTTGACGAAATTGATGATTTCGTCGAGGCGTGGCATGAAGGACGTGCAGGCGAGAACCAAGAACTCCACGAATTTCTAGGTATGACATGGGAAGAATACTCAATCTGGGCGACGAACCCTTCGATCCTCCCATTTATTTTGTCAGCTCGCCACAAGCGGATTAGTCTAGAGGAAGAGTTAAATCAAGATAGATATGCTATAGCCGCTAGGGCAAGTTCGGCGCTTGAAGCAAAGCGAATTGAAAACTGGCTCCGGAGCATGGGCAAGATTCAATGACAAAGGAAGAGCGAATGGCTAACCGAGTGTTAGCCAAAGCGGGTCTCACTCCGCCCTATGACCTTGACTCACTCGCCCGGAGCTACGGTGAACTTGAGTACATCAGTTTTCCTATCAAGGCCGACGGCATAACGATAGGTATTGGCAAGCTTGCCAAGCCAAAGATACTAATAAACTCTGACGCGCCGGAAACAAGGCAACGTTTCACGCTTGCCCATGAGATTGGGCACATTGTCATTCCGTGGCATACAGGGACGATCGTCTCCCACGTCGAGTCGCCTGACGATGATTTCGCCTATTCAATCATGGAAACGGAGGCAAACAGGTTCGCTGCAGAACTACTTATGCCGACCGCGTGGCTTGAACTTGAATTTAAAAAACATGACAGCATTGAAAGCTACTTCAAAAGCGTGCTTAAAAAAACAGGAGCCTCCAGAGAGGCGGCTTTTTATAAAATATTCAGATCGCTTGACGCACCAGTAGTCTGCATGGAAGTTGACTTCATGTCACGCAGAATAAGCTGCACCAAGTCAAGCAGTGCGCCCGACATTCCTCAAAAGTCAACGGTAGGAGTGTCCACTTTTCCATTCGAAAATACGTTCGAGCAATTCTCCATTGAAGACAAAAGATTCGTAAGCTGGCGTTTTGCAGGCGTAAAAATCCAGGACACAGATAGCCGAAACTGGAGAGAAATAATTAAAATTGTTATGTCCGATACTGGGCTTACGCACAAGCACCAAAGCATAAATGCTGTACTAGCCGCCGCATTCGACGCAACCAAAAACCTTCCTACTGAGGAGATTTGCGCCACTATCATTAGGCGTTTTTCCAGGCGCGAGGAACTTTCTGCGATAATCGAACATCCGTTGTTTGAACAATATGTCATCAAGCGCACTATAGAGCTGTCGAAAAAACCTAAGAAGTAGTTCGCAGGCACGGCCACCGATCATGTATCCACGCAAACTCCTCCGGCGGCGAGCTAGTGACCACATACACTCGCCGCTGATCTCCCTCCCCCAATACCAGACAGTCCAAGGCAAAGCCCGGCTCTACGTCGAACCAGTGTGATTTGCGCTCGGCGTCCTTCTCCATAAAGCGCTGCACCAGGCCGTAGGCCTTGAGCGGCTGATACTTGGCCCAGCCGCCCCGCTCCACCGTCTCCAGCCGCGCCCAGCCGCCCTGCGGGCCATGGCCAGGCTCTTCGCGCCGGCGGCCCCACTTGACCCAGCCCAGCGACTCGCCGCCCTCGAGCATGACGGGAATGGCCGCCTTGGGGCTGGGAAAATAGACCTTGTAGCTGCGCTCTGCGTCGCGCGCTTCGACTCCACCGCACATGGTTGCTTCTCCTGCTGCCGTATGGTCATTGACCGCAGCGCGTGGCATTCGATCTACTGTATTCATATACAGTATTCCAGAATCACCATGATGAAACGCTACAAGCCCGCCGCGCACTACGAGGTGCACAAGCCTGGCCACCCTGGCCCGATCGGGCACGTTCGCCGCGGGATCCTGACGCTCCTCACCGAGACGGACGGCTATACGGGCATCATCCACACGAGTGCGCCGGCACCAGGCGAGCGCCGCCCCTTCGGTGATCATCCCTATATCACTCGACGGTATGGTCCACCGCTCGGCTGGCTGGAAGGGCTGGAGATCGTGCTGGCGGATGGCGAGCGCTGGCCGCTGCGGCAGATCC